TTTAGTGAAGAAAGAAAATCGATAGAAGATATTACAAAAGAAGAATGGGATTCGGGTATCAATAATATTCTATCTCATAGTTTTTTCTGTACACAAGCCGTCATTTCACAAATGTTAAAACAAGGAAGTGGTTCAATAATAAATGTCTCTTCTATATATGGTTTACTAGGACATGACCAGAGTTTATATCAAGAAGTGAAGAGTAGTAGTATATTTTATTCAGTAGCTAAAGGGGGAATCCTACAAATGACGAAAAGATTAGCTACAGAGTACGGGTCGAAGGGAATCAGAGTCAACACAATTAGTCCTGGTAACTTCCCGAAAAAGACACCAGGTGTACCTGAAAGACCTGGTTACATAATAGATTTAAGTAAAAGAACTCCAATGAAAAGAGTAGGACAACCAGATGAAGTAGCAGGAGCTGCTGTATTTCTGTCGTCTGAAGCTTCATCATACGTAACAGGACAAAACATAGTGGTAGATGGGGGTTGGAGTATATGGTAATTAACACAAGGAGATAAAATGAGTAAAGAAATCAAATTTACGGATGAAGAACTGAAATCTTTAACAGATTTACAGAACAAGTATCAAGATTCACAAATAAAGTTTGGTCAGATATCTGTACAAAGACTATTGTTAAATCAACAACTCGATAAGTTGTTTGAAAATGAACAACAAGTTAAAAACGAGTATTCTGAAGTACAACAAGAAGAAGCTAAATTAGTAGCATCTTTGAGTGAAAAGTATGGTAATGGACAACTTGACCCTGAAACAGGTGTATTTACACCTAATTCTTAAAAAAAGTTTGTAAATTATTGTATTTGGAGAACTTACGTTATATTTATATGGGAATATCTATATATATATTCAAAGCTTTGAACAATATTAATTAGGAGAATTACAATGGCAGAAAGAATTGTCTCGCCAGGTGTATTCACTCGTGAAAGAGATTTATCATTTCTTCCTCAATCAATAGGTGAAATAGGAGCAGCTATAATAGGACCAACAAAACTAGGTCCAGCTTTTACACCAACACAAATAACATCATTTCAAGAATTTGAAGAGTTATTTGGAGGAATAGAAAGTAAATTTTATACACCATACACCGTCGAACAATACCTACAAAGTGCAGGTGTTGTAACCGTCGTTAGAGTCTTAGGTATCGGAGGATATCAAGCACAAACACTTGAGTTAATGGCTACAAGTAGTTTACAATCGAAGTCCCTAGCTATATTAGCTCACTCTCATGGAGGAGGGGACGGTATCGATATGTCTAAATCAACAATACTCGGAACTTGGGATGCCTTTGTTGTGCATGTAAGTGGTAGTGATGGAACAAATGAAAAATATAGTGCTTCATTCGATACAGGTAGTAATAAGTACGTTACTGATGTTATCCCTTCTGAACCTACTTCTACAAAATCAGGAGGTAGAACATCAAAAGTTTATGTGTATAAACATTTTTCAGACCAATCACATGAATATTTTGGTGCTGATGGAGCAGGTGTAAGTATTAGACATGATGCTACTGGTTTAGACTTTGCCGCAGGTTCAACTGGATTTGATGCTAAAGGAAATGCTTCGACATATAGTGGTAACAAAGATTACTCTACAGCTAGAACACCTTACATTCAATCACAACCGATTGATGGTAAATCTCACGTGTTGAATAGTGCAGCTGAAGTGAATAACTTGTTTAGAATATACACACGTTCACATGGAACTGCCGCTAACACTCAGTATAAAATACACATACTGAATGTAAAATCATCAACCGTATCAGACCAAAACTTCGGAACATTCTCAATACAAGTTGTCAGATTGAATCCTGGTGAAGCTAATGACGGAGAAATTCTCGAACAATTTGACGGATTATCTTTTGACCCATTGAACCCAGATTTCTTTGCAAAGAGAATCGGTGATAGACACATCACTATTGATTCAAATGGTAAACTAACTTATTTCGGAAACTACGATAATAAGAGTTTATACATAAGAGTCGGTGATTATGTTGATATGGTAGAAGACACTACATTTAAGTTACCTGAAACTATGTTACCTTTCGGGTTTGAATCAATTAAAAACGTTGTCAAGAGTACAGCAGCTACTGGAACTGCAAGTGGTTCAACAATCCCTACAGCTTCATTTGTTACTACACAGCTCAACGAAAATAATGCATACGATGAAAATGTATTCTTCGGATTTGACTTCAGTAAAGATGGAAACAGACAAATGTTAGCTCCTGTTCCTAACGGAGCTGATTCAGCAGGTAACGATAACGTTGCATTTAACTTGAACACTCATGCAGTAGGAAATAATGATGCTTCAAGATTAGTCGGTGCAGGTGAATCTTACTCAGCTACTTCAGAAATAATAACGTTGTCAGGTTCAGCTATAGAACAAAAGAAGTTTGCTGTTCCGTTTCAGTTTGGATTTGATGGTATGAATCCAGCTACACCTTCTTTCTTAGGTACTGATATAGTAAATACAAATACACAAGGATTTGACTTATCATCAGCTGAAGCTAGTGGTACGTTAGCTTACAAACGAGCAATCAATGCTGTAAGTAATCCTGATGAATTTGATATTAACTTACTTGTAACACCAGGTGTTCTACATAGATTACACTCACAAGTTACTAATCATGCTATATCAAAAGTAGAAGCTAGAGCAGATGCTTTATTCATAATGGATACAGGTGATATTGATGATAGTATTAATACCGTCATTGATGCAGTTGGTACTTTAGATACTAACTATGTAGCAACTTATTATCCTTGGGTAAAACTTGTTGATAGTAAAACACAAGTTCCTGTATTTGTACCACCTTCAGTGGTATTACCAGGAGTCTTAGCATTCAATGATAGTGTATCACATGAATGGTTTGCTCCAGCAGGACTCAACAGAGGAGGCTTAGCCGGATTAGGTGTGACTGAAGCCAAGACACGTCTTACACATGCTGAGAGAGATAGACTATATGAGGGTAGAATCAATCCTATAGCATCTTTCCCAAGTCAAGGTGTTGTCGTGTTTGGACAGAAAACACTACAATCTAAACCTTCTGCTTTAGATAGAATCAACGTACGTAGATTGTTGATTGCACTTAGAAAGTTTATCGCAAGTGCTTCACAATTCTTAGTATTCGAACAGAATACTGCAGCAACACGTAATAGATTCTTAAACATAGTGAATCCTTATCTCGAACAAGTACAACAGAATAGTGGTTTAAGTGCTTTCAGAGTAGTAATGGATGATACTAATAATACAGCAGATGTTGTTGATAGAAATCAGTTAGTAGGTCAAATATTTATACAACCTACTAGAACTGCAGAGTTTATAGTACTAGACTTTGTTGTTCAACCAACAGGAGCTACATTTCCTGAGTAAGTCTAACTTATTAAAACAAATGTAATCTATAAAAAAGCCTCGATTTTTGTCGGGGCTTTTTGTTTTTTACATAAAATTTTACCTTTTGATATTTATTAATGAGTGAAAATAAAGGACTTTTTTAGGAGATTAAAGAATGGCTACATTAGACCCTTCAGAAATTATGTTTACACCATTTGAACCGAAGACAAAAAATCGGTTCATTATGTATATTGAAGGTGTACCTGCTTATTTAATAAAAGCTGCAAATAGACCACAGATACAATTTGAAGAGATTGTATTAGACCACATCAATGTCAAAAGATATATTAAAGGTAAAGGGGCATGGCAACCTATCGATATTATGTTGTACGACCCGGTTGTACCTTCAGCAGCTCAAGCAGTCATGGAATGGATACGAACATCACATGAATCCGTAACAGGTCGTGATGGTTACTCAGATTTTTACAAAAAAGACGTGACCTTTAATTTATTAGGTCCAGTAGGTGATAAAGTTGAAGAATGGACATTAAAGGGTACGTACATTGAAAATGCTAATTTCGGTGAATTGGATTACGCTACAAGTGACCCAGCTGAAATTACATTAACACTTAAATACGATTACGCAATCTTACAATTCTAATAGGAGTTTAAAATGAGTGAATGGTTAGTCGCAAATTGGGAATACGTTTTAGCAGTACTTTACGCTGTAGAGAAAATTGTTAAACTTACCCCAACAAAATACGATGACATTATTTTTGATATGGTTTTGAAACCAATTAAGGACAAAATCACACCATCAAAATAAAATGTTATTTGGAACCAAACGGTTATAATTATAATTGGTTATTAAAATAATTCATAAGGAAATATAATGACAGATTTCAAATTCCCTACGGAAATCGTTGATTTACCGTCTCAGGGACATTTCTATGTGCAAGGTCATCCTTTATCCTCTGGTAAAGTAGAGATAAAATACATGACAGCTAAAGAAGAAGATATTCTTACTTCTCAAAATCTAATACAACAAGGTACGGTTATCGAAAAACTATTACAATCTTTGATTATAGATAAATCAGTCAAAGTTGATGATATGTTGATTGGTGATAAGAACGCTATAATGGTAGCAGCTCGTATTCTTGGTTATGGTAAAGACTATGAGTTTACGTATGATGATACAGAACACTCAGTAGACTTAACAAAACTTGAACCTGTTGATTTAGATTTTTCTAAATTCCCTAAAGGTAAGAATCAATTCGAATACACGTTACCTAACTCTGAAAGAGAGATAACTTTTAAATTATTGACGGGTAATGATGAGAAACAAATTGATGAAGAAACAAAAGCAAGAACAAAAATCTCAAAAGAACAAAGTTCTCAACTCACTACAAGATTAAAACACATGATACTTTCAGTTGATGGTAAATCAGAGCCATCTTATATAAATAATTTTGTAGAGAATGAATTTTTATCAGTTGATTCGTTAGAATTTAGAAAATACTTATCATCAATCACACCTGATATTGATATGAGTGCCACAATAACAGATTCAACTGGAAAGGAACAGGTGATTACGGTTCCTGTAACCGTACGATTTTTTTGGCCTTCCGCCTGAATATAAACTTCGTATTCACGAAGAGATATTTCAACTAATACTACATTCCAGAGGTGGTTTCACTTTTAAGGAAGCTTACCAACTACCCATATATCTTCGTACGTTTTATCTGAAACGACTTCAAACCTTCTATAAAAAAGAAGCAGAAGACTTACAAAAACAACTCAATAAACATAATATACCAGTTAAAAAGTAATTTTTTATATATCTGATATTTATTATTGAGTTATAACACATAATTTAGTTGGAGGCTCAAATGTCTAAATATAAAAAAATAAACGAAGCTTTAGTAGGTGACTTTCTAAATGCAATATTTAGAAGTGTTGGTAAAGGAGCCGGTTCTCGTGCTTTAGATAAATTATCTAAGAAAGATGCAAAGTTCGCTAAGATTCGTAAAGATTTAGAAAAAGCAAGACAAGATTTAGATAAGCATATGAAATCAAAAGGTGCTGATACTAAATTATCTAGGAAAGATATGAAAGCAATATATAGAGGTGAACTACCTGATTGGTTATAAAAAACTATTATTAAGGATACAAAATGCCAAGAGACGCTGATACTGGTAAATTCCGTACCCAGAATTTTTTAGATGCAAAAGATGCTGCAAAAGAGTTACAGGACACCATAAAAAATATGGGCCCTTTACTCGCCTCAGCAACTGGTGCTTTTGGTGACCAGGCTAAAATCATCGCTAATATTAGACAAGAGGCTGAGAAAAAAGGTAAAATATCAGATAAAGAGCTTAAAAATTTACAAAAGATTGCAGGGTTGCAAGGAGAGCAAGCCGAAGCAATTGCAGAAATAGCTCCAGGATTCGCTAGTATGTCGGCCAATGCAGGTAGAACAGCAAGTGCAGTTGATACGTTATTAGGTGGTATGGGTGGTGTTGTCGTTGCAGTTGGTGCAGCTGTAAAGGCATTCTTATCAATACAAAAAGCAGTTGCTGATACAAGAAAAGAATTAGGTGTCTCGTATACACAAGCTGTAGCTATAACTGCTCAAAATAAAGTTTTAGCTCAAGTCGCTAAAGGTTTCGGATTATCTATAGAGGATGTTACAGCAGCTCAAGCCGCTATAAGACAAGATTTAGGTGCTAGTGTACAAGAATCAGTAGAACTTAGTTTAAATTTTGCAAGGACAGCAGCCTCAACCGGTCAAACAGCATCTCAATTATCAAGAACACTTTCTGTGATGGAATCAGTTTCATCTGCAAGTAGAGATGTATTGTTGAATCAAATACAAACAAATGCTGCTTTAGCAGGTCAAGCAGGTGTAGCTCCAGCTCTCGTGATGCAAGACATAGCTGAGAACGCTCAGTTTTTCGCTCAATTTGCTAAAGATGGGGGAATGAACATAGTGAATGCTAGTATAGCAGCTAGAAAGTTAGGATTAGAGTTAGGTGCCGTTGAAAGTATTTCAGAATCATTATTGAATTTTGAATCAAGTATAGAGAATCAATTACAGGCCTCTTTATTACTAGGAAGACAAATCAATCTTGATAAAGCTCGTCAATTAGCCATAACAGGTGACCAAGAAGGTGTGATGAGAGAGATATTGAAACAAGTAGGTGGTGAGGTAGAGTTTAATAAAATGAATGTTATACAGAGAAAAGCTTTAGCAGATAGTGTTGGTGTGAATGTGGAACAATTATCAAGACTTGTGAGAAACAATACAGCTGGAGCAGCAGCAGGAGGAGAGGGAACTAATCCTATGATTGGATTACAAGAAGAAACAAACTCCATACTTAGAAGTGGATTTAGGAAATTAGACTAATGGGTGTCGTTGACCAAAAATCAAATTTATCAAGAGCAGGAGCCTCACGTCGTGTGAAAGACCCTCAAATCGAGGCAAGTAAACAACGTGCTCTACAAAAGAGACAATCAGAACTAGACGCTCAAAAAAGAGTTGACGCTAAACGTAAACTTGAACTACAATCAGCTAAACTACGAGAAATCGGATTATCAATCAAAACACAAAACACTAGGACTTTTCAAGCAGCTACCCAAGCTCTCAGAAAATCTAAAGTACCTAGTAGAGAGATAGGTTTCTTCAAACCTACAGCTCCACTTGCAAAACGACCAACAACTACACCTCTTAATGCTTTTGTACCTGATGCTATACCCAATAACGTCTTTCTTGATAGTTCAGGAAATTTTAATCCAATCGATACAAATGTACAAAAATACGTTCAGACACGAGCTGATAAATCAGGACAAAACACACCAATTCAAATACAACACAACAATCCTCCTCCTCGTATAAGTAACTTTCCTTTATCTGATTATTATGCACAACTCAAAGGAAGTGGTCCATTAGGTATCAAAGGACCTCCAAGAGGTACAGGACCTGTTAATCTTGGATTCAAACAACCATTTGTCGTTAGAGATATAGGAAATAATTGGGGAGTAGATAAATTTACAGGTAAGCTAGAGGGTACTGGTATTGATAAAGCAGGACAAATTCTTCGAATAGGATTTAACTTTTTGGATGAATTAGGGGGAGCCGTCATAGGTAGACAACCCTCTGTATATGTCGATAGAGCAGGAGCTGATTTGTTTAGAATGGGAATGTTCTTAGCTTCAGCTAAAGGTTTAGGATTTTTAGAAAAACAACGAGTATTGAAAAGAAGTAATCCTGAAGCTAATTTAGGTTCGGTTAGAGGCCCTATCTCTGGTGTTTATCCTAGTAATTTAAATAACAATACAGCTTTCGGAACTATTGATAACAAAGTTTTTAGAAAAGGTTATAATGGAGGAAGTTTCGGTTCTGAATCGGGTAATGCAGCAAAAACAGCAGTAAATTTACAGAAATATAATCCTTTATCTTTAGCAAGTCAACCAGGTGTACGTAGTTTACAAATAAGTATAAATCGAGATTTTGACCCCACCCTTGGTGTATTAACTCAATTTGATATAAAATCTCCTATTGAAAAATACAACTTATCAATAGAAGAACAAGGAGGTAGTGTACCGAAGGAAGTTTTGAAAAAGTTTCCAAGTAATTGGGCACCAAACGGAATCAATATCAACTCACCTGATTTTCAACGAAAATATAATATAACGGTTGATTCTCAATTAGACTTCCCTACTGATAAGTTATTGAGTTTAGTAGCTCCTGTAGCTGATGCTGTATCTAATATAGCAGGTGCAGGTATAAGATATTTAAAAAATTTGAGAGGTCCTAAGATTAACATAGGTCTTCCTAATGTAGGTAAAAAGTTTTCATTCCCTAAAGTAAAAAATCCATTCAGTGGAAGAAGTCCAAATTCATTCGACCTCTCGGGAGTAAATGGTTTAGTTCAAAATGCAGGACAACTCTATGCAGGTATAAAAGAACTTATACCAGTTATTAATATCGATAAACTGCCTGTAGATAGTTCTAAAAAAGCAATTTCACAAGTTACTCAAGACTTAGATGCCTTTGCTGATGTTCGTAGAGACCGAGTAAATCTTATTCCCTATGGTCCTCGTGAGACAGCTAAATCACCTGAAGGTAAAACGGAAGAAGAATTAGATTTTATTCCATTTAGATTCGTTGATATGAATAGTAACTACATAGTATTCAGAGCTATACTAAGTGGTATATCGGATTCATTCACACCTGATTATGCAGAAGACAAGTATATTGGAAGACCTGATAAAGTTTATGTTTACACCGGGACGAGTAGAACAATCAGTTTTACTTTTGATATTTATCCAAAGTCAGCAGAAGAACTACCCGTTTTATGGACAAAAATGAATGCTTTAGCTGGACAGACATATCCTGATATGAGAAGTGGAACAATGGTAGCTCCATTCACAAAGTTAACGATAGGAGAAATGTATACAGAGATGCCAGGATATATTTCAGCTCTTACGTATACCGTGCAGGATAATGGTACATGGGAAACATTGTGGACTAAATCACCTAAATACCTTCAGGCTAATTGTACTTTTATTCCTATTATGAGCGACTTACCAGCTTCAGACCAGGCACTTTATAGTTATCCTTGGTTACAGAGAAAGAAAAATTACGACAAAGATAAAACTTTACTACAAAATATACTCAAAGACCCTAAGAACGCTGCTAAATTTGCTCAAAAAGATTTATTAGGTAGTTTAGAATCACAAGGTTTCGATACAAAAGAAGCTGAAAAACGTTCGAAAAAAATACTTAGTATGGCAGGGATATAATGAGAAGATATAGCACAACTAGACAAAAACTAGATAAGTCAGGTGTACGTGTTTACGGGACAACCTACTATCCTGAAATACCTTTACAGGATTCGGATATATTTATAAGACCTCTCGATGGTGATAGATTAGATTTGTTAGCTCATAGATATTACGGTGACTCTACATTATGGTGGATAATAGCTAAATCAAATGGACTCAAAGGAGATACAGCTGTCAGCACAGAAGATTTACTCAGAATACCAGGAAACATAACGCAGATAGTAAGAAACTTTCAAAAACTCAACGGTTAAAAAGTTATGATTAATCTCACCCCAATCGCCGCTCAAATACAAAGACGATTATTCGAAAAGATGCGTGTGCTCGGTAGAGACCCAAATGAACAAATCGGTTCAGCTAATAAACAAAACAGAAAAGACCCTGATGGGACTTTGACTCACGCTAAAT